CTTGGTTCTGATCTCCTGGATCATTGGGGCACCTGACCCCGTGGGGTGGATGACTGATCCACCCTCGTGGATGGTTGATCCACGAGGGTGGATCGCTGATCTACCCCCGTAGATCGCTGATCTACCCCCGTGGATGACTGATCCTCGGGGGTGGATGACTGATCCACCAGATCAGAACCCTTCCTAAACCGGTCTCTAACCCGTCGACCCAAGACTCCATAAGGGTGCAGAAGACCCTTGGGCTCCGGGTTTCGGGTTTCCGCTGCACGCGGGGAGGGTCTTGGGGTCTCGGGTCTCCGATTCAGTTCGGAGTCTGGGGTCGTGAGGAGAGCATGAAGGAAGGCATCGACTTCCTCGACTGTGGGGTCATCTGGGAGGTAGAACTTCATCGTTGAACTCCTTTAGAGGGTCGGGGTGCTTGGCGGCTAAACCCGACCCTCTTCTTCGTCTCAGTCCTTGTCCGACCCCTGACTCTCGATCAGCATCCTGATCGCTGACCGGATGACCGAGGACCGTGAGTCCCCCAACTCCTCCGCCTTCCTGTCCAACCACTCCAACTGGGCAGGAGTTACCTGGATGCGAATCTGATGCAGATTTTTCCTCGGTGCGTTGCTCATGGTCGTACAGTAGACGCATGGGAAGGGACTGTCAACACCCAACGACTTCGGGGCGGAGGCCGCGTAGCGGCCATGCCGCACCGAACGGGAATCACTGTGGTAGGAATATCCAAGACCCCGAGAGGAGAACCAGTGGAGTACGTGAGCCTAGACCTGAGTGCGGAGATCACCACCCTGGTCAGGGAGACGATCGAGGAGGACCCTGATTGGGACGCGGAGTCCATCGCCTGGATGCTCGACAAGGAGCCCGAGACGATCCTCTCTTGGATGACCGGAAAGATCCCCATCTCCCTGTATGACCTCGATCGCCTCGGCGTCCTGACCGGATACCAACGAGGAGACCTGATCGAGAACACGATCACCCTGATGGCCAAGCGGTGCTCGGACGAGACCTTCGACTCCCTGAGGGAAGAATGGCCGGAGGCCAACCTGACGGGAATCACCGAAGGGATCACCACCCACTACAAGGAGATCATCCGAACCCACCTGATGGCCTCCTACGATGACGAGCGATCCCCACTGATCAAGCTGACAGGAGAACCCGACCTCCCTGTCCGAGTCGTCCACCCCGAAGCCATCCGCAAGCTGATGAAGATCATGGCAACCCCACCAGAGCGGGAACACTCCTGAGAGCGACGAGGATCGATCCTGACGGCCATCAACCCTGAGAGGTGACCCCGAACCCACCTCAAGGCTTGGTGGCCCTGAGACGGGCTCTCCTCGCCGCCCGGGCCCTCCGACGAGAACTACAGGCACACCAAGATCGAATCGCTGAGATGCCCTCCGCGATCTCAGGGGGCTCTCCTGACTGAACAACCCTGGTGAGGGCCTCGGAGACCCTCCGCTGATCGATCCCGAGATCCCGACCAGCCTCTGTCCCGACCCACGTCCGCCAATAGACGGAGGCGACGAGGGCATCCGAGTCCTCATGCCCTGCCTCCGAGACCCGAACAAAGACCTCCCCCGGAAGGAGGTCTGGGAGAACCTGCGCGAGCCTGGCGGCACGGATCGCGTGGTTCTTCCTAGCAATCCACGAGGGGGAGGAGATCCCGAGATACCGGGCAACCTCCCTGTTGGTAGACCCGACCGTAGCGACCATGACCGCCAGGTAGGACCCATATCGAGGAGGGACGCGAGGAATCAGCCGCTTGATGGCCTCGAGGACCTCCTCAGGGTCGCGGTCATGACCGACCATCCACGGAACAGGGTCGGCCAACATCGAGTCAAGTACGAGAGGGTCCACGAAAGAAACATACGATATGACAAGAGATCCGCCTAAGATAAGAGCCCAAGCCGCAGGCCGAAGTGGGATGGTAATCTCTCCATCGCCAACTCACGGGGAGTCATCCCCATCTTGCGCTGACTCGTTTGAGGCTTGGGAGCCAAGGAGAACATCACCATGGGCAAAGAGTGGATCGAGACCTGGACGGATGACGGCGGATCTGAGTGGGAGTCCTGCATCCGAGTGCTGGACAGGGGTGAGGCGAACACGGACATCCCGTTCCCGGCAGGGGAGCAGGAGCAAGAGGGGCCCGCCGTCGCATGGTCCGTGAAGAAGTGGGAGTCCACCAAGGATGTCCCCTCCGAGGTCGCCACGGCCCTCGGCATCGAGATCAAGAAGAAGGCGGCGGTCGAAACCGAAGCCGATCCTTCGCCGTCATCGATGACGGCAGGGATGATTCCCATCGAGGGAGCCAAGACGATCAAGAAGGCCGATCAGGAGGCCCTGAGCGATGCCCTCGCTCAGGCATGGGAGAACGTATCCCAGATCCGCCGCGAGAACGCCTGAGCCGTCCGCTGACGGCGATGAGCCCTCGACCCCGACCAACCACCCCAGATCGAACCTGAGGGACGAGGACGGGGCGGAGAGAGGCGGAGAACGTGGCCCACAGCCCAGCAACCCGGATGAAAGCCCTGATGCTCGTAGTCATGGGACACACGGACGCCTCCGTGTCCGCCCAGATCGGAGTCCACGAGACCACCGTCTACAGGTGGCGTCGTGACCCGAATAACAGTGAGATCCTGCAGGCTTGCAGGCAGGATCTCATCGACAACTTGAAGGACAACGCCCAGCTTGCTGCGGCTCATCTGCGGGGTGTGCTGACCGACAGCAAGGATTCTCCCGACCGGCAGATGACGGCAGCGGGGTTGTCGATCAAGGCCCACGCCAACGCTGTTCGAGCTGGAGCGGCCCAGCAGATTGGGGATGCCGTCGAACGTGCCGTCGGTGCCGGGGAGCTAGAGGAGCGGAGACAGCGTCTCCTGAAACGCCTGGCCGATCATCAGAGTGTCCCGGCCACCCTGGACGCGGAAGACCTCTCACAGCCTGATGACCCACCCCGCCATTGAGGAGATCCTGAACGGGGTCGACGTCACCGGCCTCCCGCCCGACCTCCTCGCGGAGATCGACGAGCTGGCCCGCCTCGAAGAGGAGAACCCCCTCGCCGTGTATTGGGCGGGAGGGATGTCCAAGGGACAGCGGGAGTTCCATGAGTCCCTCGACCGACCGAACCGGCTCCTCCGTGCTGCGAACAAGGTAGGCAAGAGCTACGGGCTAGGAGCCGAGTGCTGGTCGTTCCTGCTGGGAACACATCCCCACAACGACGTCTGGGGGGTGGCGACCACCAAGTGCAGCGTCCTGTACGTGGTCAACGACCTGGAGTCCTCCTACGCGGACGACGTGTGCCGCGTCCTCCGGGAGCTAGAACCCCCCGGCATCCTCCACACCGACTGCACCTACGATGAGGTGCGGGGGTACATGGTCCGAGGACGGCGGGGCATCCTGACCAGGGACGGTGCCCAGGTCATCTTCCGCTCAGGGCGACAAGACGGCACGAGCCTGGAAGGGATCTGGGCAGACGTGGTGATCATCAACGAGCCACCGAGGAGAGTCCGCTGGGGCGGGATCATCCGTGCCGCCGCCCTCAAGCAAGCCCCGATCCTGATGGCCTTCACGGCGGTAGGCGAGGATCTCACCTGGCTCGAGGAGATCATCGAGCAAGACCCGGTGACCTCTGTCCTGTGGAGCCAGACCGTCCTGGAGCTGAACTACGAGAACGTCCCCTGGAGGACCAAGGAGGACGTGGACGCCCAGATTGCCAACGTGGCCTCCTGGGAGCGGGACCAGCGGATCTATGCCGCCTGGAGGGGTGTCACGACCGGTCGTGCCTACGATGCCTTCGACCGGAGGAACATCTCCGACGAGCTGCCGACCGAGGATGTCACCATCGTCCTGGGGTTCGACCACGGAGAGAAGGCACGGCACGAGGCTGTGATCCTGATCGCCCGATGGAAGGACAAGCGGACCAACCGGCACCACGCCTACCTGCTCGACGAGTACATCAGCCCAGGGGCGACGACCCCGGAGACCGATGCTCGTGCCGTCGAGAGGATGCTCGCCCGTCACAGGATCTCCCTCCTGGCCGTGAAGGAAGCCCGTGGGGACATCAACACGGGTGGGAAGTCCTCCGGGGGCAAGAGTCTGAACAGGTTGTTCGAGTCAGCGTTCGCAGACCTGCTGGAGACGCGACAGGCACCGTTCCGCATCCTCTCCCCGAGGAAGACCAAGGGGTCCGTGATGACGGGGACGAAGGCGATCAACTTCGCCTTCGCAGACGGTCGCTATCGGATTCACCCCCGATGCACGGAGAGCATCAAGGCGTACTCCCACTGGCGAGGGACGGACTCCGGGCAGGACAAGGACTACACGCATGTGCTGGATGCGGCCCGGTACATCCTCGGGGACTTCCTTGACCCGACGAGGACGGCTCCGACCAAGCGGGTGGAGATATGGTGAACGGGAGTTACCGGACAAGAGACACGAACCTGGCAGCGTTCCTGCTGGCATCCCGGTCCCTGTCCCCGTCTCCCTACATGGATGAGGATGGGGTCATCTGGTGGTGTTATGACGTGGACGTGAGAACGCTGAAGCGAGCGTACCACCGAGGAGCCACCATCCCCGCCGTCGAGTACAGCAAGGCACTACGATCTCTGCGTGGACAGATCCGCCGGATGAAGGACGGCCTGGAGAAATCATGAGTGAGCAGACCAAGAGTGGGCCCGCGAACCTGAACGTCCTGGTCAGGGATGTTCCCAACCCGTCGTCCCAGGGAGGGCTGATCTCCAGCAACTCGGTGACGAGTCGCATCCCCCCTCTGCCTGGGGGCTCCGACGAGTATCAGCGGAGGACTCAGGCGAGGAAGCGCATCCGTCTCCTGACCGGCCTGTGGCTCCCCGACCTGATGCAGCACCTCCAGGAGCACTTCAACAGCGTCCGGATCGAGGCCATCGGGAAGCCCGACCTCTCAACGAACCTCCTCCTCGCCATGGATGAGCAGCTCTCCGTGCTCTATGCGACCCGCCCACTCCTCTACCACGAGGGACTGAGCACGGAGCAGATGGGGGTGGTCTACGAGATCCTGGGTCGCTCCGGGTGGTTCTCGATGGCACGGGAACACCAGATGAACGTCCTGGCCATCCAGGAGTCCATGTTCCGTCCCTCCACGACAGGGGATGGGCTCCTGCTCCGGATGGCGACCCCGGACATGCTGGTAGCTTCCGCCCCGACGACCGACCCGGATACCCCCGATCAGCTCGTCGAGGCCCGCCTCCGGACGATCAAGAACGCCCGTGGGGAGCCTGAGCAGGTGTGGACCTGGGACGAGTACAACGTGCGCGACCCGAAGAACCCCACGTACCGGATTCTCACAGCCTCGAACGACAAGGGGCAGATGGACATCACCGCCGAGGTCACCGGCTCCGAGCAGTCCGGTGAGCTGTATCCTTATCGATGGACGCAGGACGATCCGTCCCACCACCGCAAGGCAGGCGACCCCTACCTGCCGTACAGCGTCTACCACGCCAAGCGGACCGGGAAGCTGTGGAACGGCATGTCCGGGCTGGAGGTCGTCGAGGGAACACTGACGGTCGCCGTCTTGTGGTCGTACTGGCTGCACAACGTCAAGGACGCTGCCTGGCAACAGAAGTACAGCATCGACGCCTTCCTGCGTGGCGTAGGGGATGACGGGAACAACCTGCACGAGCGCAGGGAGACCGTCATCACCGACCCCGTCTCCCTGATGCAGTTTGCCAGTGATGGCGACCATCCTGCCGTGGGGACGTTGCCCCCGGCCATCGACCCGGACACCCTGGGGAGAGCCATCACCCACTACGAGCACCGCATCGGCGTCTACTATGGGCTGGGAGCAGACGACTTCGAGCGGAGCGGGGCAGAGAGCGGCTACGCGATCTCCCTCAAGCGGGAAGCGGTGAGGGAAGCCCAGCGGAGGTACGAGCCCGAGTTCCGTCGCGGGGACCAAGACCTGATGGAGAAGATGGCCGCGATGGTCAACCGGACTCCCGGCCTGTGCAGCTTCCCGTGGCCTGAGTCGGGATGGGGCATCGAGTACCCCGGCCTTCCCAAGACGGCCCAGGAGATCGCGTCCTCCCTGGAACAGCTCAAGGCATACGAGGAGATGGGGTTGGCGTCCGAGGTGGATGCCTACCAGACGATTCACCCTGGTGTGAGCCGGGAACAGGCACTCCAGGCGCTCCTGATGGTCAAGGAGGAGCGTCGGAAGCTCCAGGCGGGGTGACACCCACTCAAGGACCTGACGGCCCTTAGAATCGATTCTAGGGGCTCGGAAGCAGGAAAGGATCTGAACGATGGCAGGCGAGAACGAGAACGGCAGCGGCAACGGGGACATGGTGCCCCGGGATCGTCTCAACGAGGTGATTCGCCAGAGGGATGAAGCCCGCAACAAGGTCTCGGACCTGGAGAGCCAGGTCTCGGACATGAAGGGCAAGGTGGACAGCTACACCGCGTTGAGCCAGGAGACCGAGAACCTCAAGGCCCAGCTCCAGGAGAAGGAGTCATCCCTGGAGAGCGAGCGGGTGACGTGGGAGCAGGACAAGGTGCTCCTGAGGGCTGGGGTCCGCGATGACGATGTGGCAGACCTCGTGAAGCTCAAGTTCGGCAAGCAGGACGAGCAGGACTTCGGAAAGTTCTTCGAGTCCCAGCAGGACAAGGAGTATCTCAAGCCGTTCATGGGAGGAGGGAACAACGTGTCTCAAACACCCACGGATGGAACAGAAACACCCGATGCCGGGAACTCTGGGACGAGTACCCCTTCCACCGTGACTTCCGATGGGGATGGTGTGAGTCGTGGAGATCCGGCGAACGCGGGGAATCCGACGACCCCCGGAGTCTCCTCCGAGTACGACCCCATGTCCGTGAAGAACATGACCCCCGACGAGTTCGCCGCAAGCGCCCAGGACATCGTTCAGGCCATGTGGCCTCAGGCGGAGAAGTAGTTGACGGAAGGACGTCTCACCGTCTAGCGTTAGTACAGGTCGTCCCTCGACCCGTTGGTCGTGAAACTCGAAAGGGACTTGGTTCAACCCAACGTCCAACCTGGCCAAGATAGCCAGGACTTTCGGAGCAAGACATGGCCAATGAGATTTCCCTTACCAACAACGCCGATCTCCGGATCACCAGCGTTCTGAACCAGTTCGTGTACCTGAAGCTGCGGGATCAGGCGGACCTCCGCTCGACCTGCATGCGGCTCTCCAGCACGGACGGGCAGGGCACGCTGGCGGTCAAGGTGCCGCAGGCGGCATGGGACGACGTGATGGCGGCTCCCGGTGAGGCCACCGCGACCCTGCCGACCGCCCTGGGCGACGACAGCGTGACGGTGACCGCCGCGAGGCAGACCCTCCGGTACGACCCCACCGACGAGTTCATGATCTCGAACAGCAACACGGGACCGCAGGACATCTCCAACGGTCTGGCCGAGGCGTACATCCGCCGGACGACCGACCTGATCGGTCAGGTCATCGACGGCTTCTCCGCCACCGCCGGGACGACCACGGTGGACCTGAGCGTGGATGACATCTACGACGCCCTGTTCCAGCTCGAGGACCTGAACAACGACGGTCCCTTCAACTGCGCCCTGACCCGCAAGCAGTTCGGGGACTTCCGCAACTCCCTCCGTGGTGAGGGTGGTCCGATGCAGTGGGCCGACGAGAGCCGGGAGATCCTGGCCGCGAAGAAGATGCAGGGCTACCAGGGCTCCTGGAACGGCATCGACTTCTGGACCTCGAACCTGCTCCAGGACGACGGCACGGACGACTGGGGTGCCCTGTACACCGTCGGGGCTGTCGGGCTCCTGGAAGTGGCCGTGAACCGCATCCAGCCGCTCATCCCCACCAACCAGTTCCTCCAGATGAGCCCTCCGGGGAACATGATGTGGGTCGAGATCCAGCGGACCAGTGAGTCCGCCATCACCAAGTTCGTCGGTCACGGGTTCGTCGGAGCTGCGCTCAACGACGACGACCGTGGCGTGACGATCCGCTCGGGCCACTAGACCCGGCACTAGGGGCTGGGGCCGGTGGTCGGCCCCGCCCCGAACACGGACATCCTGACCGCCCTGTGAAGGACATCGGTCAGGCCCGAAAGGACACGGAGAACATGAAGCTCAACCCCACCACGCCCGACCCGATCACGCAGTTGGCCGGGCAGATCGTCCAGCCCAACACCACGCCCGAGGGACACAACACGCTCCCCAAGAGCGTTCGCCCCAACGCCCAGTGGCGGTACAAGGCACACCCGGCACGGTGGGACTGGATCGAGGAGTACGGCTGGCACCCCGTCCTGGGACGCTGGCACCTCGACAACGGCCTGGATGGTGTGACGATCAACAAGAAGGGCTACAGCGGCCTCGGGGTTGCTCGTCAGCGTCACCTGGAGCGGGGCTGGATCATCATCGAGCTGGGGGACTCCCGGCTCGGGGAATTCGCCCAGTACCTCCAGAGCTTCCCCACGGTGAAGGGCTACCCCCACTACATCTCGATCTTCCACACGCCTGAGGTGGAGGGGAAGTTCGTCGAGTGGCTGTTCGACAAGGAGCGGTACGGGCGCTTCCTGGAGCAGGTTGTCTCCTCGGGGGTCGTCCCTCCGATGAGGGAGATGATCCGCCGGGGCAAGATGCGGACGCAGGACAGGATCGTCGAGAAGCTCGAGCGAGACATGTTCGAGTCCCCGAACAACCCGATGATCCGAGTCCGGTACGAGCGGGAAGCCAGGAAGCTCGCCGGGATGCGTGGTGAGGACATCGACCAGGCCCGCAACGAGGCCAGGGTCATGGCACAGGCAGCGGTCGAGAAGGGTCAGGAGGACGCGGTCAAGTCCATCGACAAGGCCGAGGAGATGGCCTCCATCCTCCACCCGACCACGACCCCGACCGCGTCCCGTGAGCCCATCACCACCGACGATGGCAAGGTCCAGTGTCCTGGTTGCGGCAAGGAGTTCGACACCGTGTCGCAGTTCAGCGGTCACAAGGCACACTGCGATGCCCTCAAGAAGGGGTCGAGCTGATGGGGGAGAAGCAAGGCATCCGGGAGCGCAAGGAGCGGTTCGTGAACCGCCTCGTGAGGAACGGTACGGACCAAGCCAAGGCCGAGAAGATCGCCAAGGACACCATCCGGCGGCTCGAGTACGACGGTCGCCTGGACGACGTGAAGCGCAAGGAGCAGCAGCAACGCTGACAGGATTCAGTCCCCGATAGGGACCCAACCATCTTCCTCCCCGAGAGGGGACGCCCAAAGGAGGGCCGAAGATGATCCCGAACCGAACCGCAGCCAAGACGAGCGATCCTCGTCCCCTCAACCTGGAGAACGTGGTGGTCTTTGCGGAGGTCTGCCTGGCGACCGGCCAGGAGGTCTCCGACATCCCCACCTCCCCCACCCTGTCCACGGGAGCCGGTGCCCCGACCCACACACGGCCCAACGGCTCCGTGTTCTTCCGTACCGACGGTGGTGCCGACACGACCGTCTACGCCAGGTCCGGTGGAGCCTGGGTGGCCGTCGAGGCGTCCGGTGGGGACATCAAGATCCCCGATGACAAGGACATCTACTTCGGGGACGATGACGACGGGACGCTCGGGTACAACAACGCGACCGACGACCTCGTCCTCAACATCACCTCCGGCGACCTCAAGTTCACCACCACGACCACGGGGAACATCGAGATCACCCCGGCGGACGACCTCGTCGTCACCGCCACGGGTTCGGACGTGGACATCGACGCCGACACCCTGACCGTGGACATGACCGGAGCCATCAGCCTGGATGGCGTCGGGAACTCCAACCTGACCATCGACAACGGTGACCTGACCCTCCAGACGACCACGGCGGGAGAGGTGGTCATCAACGGCATCGGCGGCATCGACATCGACGCGGCCAACAACATCGCCATCGACGGCACGGCCAACTACGACCTGACCATCGCGGGTGACGCGACCTGGGACATCGGTGGAGACATCGACCTGGCGACCGACGACTCGACCGCTGGTGGTGCAGACCCGGCCACGGGCGGTGCGGTGTTCGGCACGGGCGACCGCCACCTCAACGACGCGGCGGGCTCCCCGCAGTCGGGGGACATGACCATCGACACCGGGGCCTCGGTCGTGGACAACGGAGCCGGTGCGGCGACGGGTGGTCCCTCCGGGAACATCGTCCTCCAGACGGGGAACACCAACTGCGACGACGCCGCCGGGACGGCAGGTGACTCCGGTGACCTGACCCTCCAGACGGGAGACGCCGACTCCAACGCAGGCACCTCCGGGGACTCCGGGGCACTGACGGTCGAGACCGGCTTCTCCGACGACGGGGACTCCGGGGCACTGACCCTCCAGACGGGGACCGCCGGGACCGACTCCGGTGACGTGGTCATCGACGTGGGAGCCGCTGGCGGGAACGCCGGGGACGTGATCGTGGGCGACACCGCCCGTGCCGTCCAGATGGGCTCCCTGGTGGTGTTCGACGTGATGGGCGGGGCAGACCCGGCCAACGCCCTGCTGGCAGGGATCGGCACCAGCGGCGACCCGGCGACCACGGCGGTGGTCGGTGCCAACATGCTGGAGTTCCGGGTGCAGACCACGGCGACCTCCGGTGACTTCCGGGGTCTCTACATCCGTGCCGACTTCGACGGTGACGGGGTCTCCGGAGAGGGCATCCGCTCCAACTGCGTGTCCGACCAGGACGTGGCCGGGACCGTCAACGGCATCCACGCCTCGTTCGAGATCAAGAGCGGCGGTGACGTGAGCGGAGCCGCCCAGGGTGGTCGGTTCGGGTTCATCGTCCCGAACGACGCCTCCATCTCCAAGGGGACGGTCGCGGGTGCGATGTCCGAGATCTACCTGGCTGGCACGTCCAGTGTCCTGGGTGCGACCCAGCACAGCCTCCACCGCTTCGTGACCGACGGTGCCGACGCCGCGACCCGTGACGCCCAGGTCGAGTACCTGTTCAGCGTCGAGGGCCACACCAGCACCAGCGGTGGCCTCTTCTACGCCAACGCCGGGACGGTCGGAGCCAAGAAGGCCAGCTTCAAGGTCGTCTGCCCCGACGGCACCGACGGCTGGATCTGGATCTACGACGCGGAGGCGTGATCGTGGGCGACTCGCTGCCAAAGAAGCCTGACCTGAGTCTCCTGGGGGACGAGCCTGTGACCTCCGAGGGGGAAACCTCTGGTCCCCTGCAACCGGCGATCCTGGAGAAGAAGCTCTCGGAGTACCGGCAGAGCCTCCAGATGGCTCAGGTCAGGCGGCAGCAGTTGCTGGATGAAGCCGACAAGATGCGTTCGCAGATCGACGCCCACATGGGAGCAATCCAGGCGGTCGAGGAGATCCTCCGCTCCGTCCTCCCACAATACGAGACCGCCCCCGTGATCAGGGGCAAGGAGAACGAGGATGGCTGACAAGGTGCTGACCCCGGCACAGGGGACGTATCAGAAGGACGCGACCGACACCTACTGGGGTGCCGGGGATCGGGTCGTCATCAAGGGCGGCACGAGCGTCGAGATCTGGGAGGAGGGCAATGCCACTGCCTACCAGATCAAGTTCATCGGCAAGAGCGGCGGCGTCGAGCTGGAGCGGCTGATCGGAGCCACCGGGTCGTACTACACGAGTCTCGGCAGGGACGCGGAGCTGACCATCGACATCAAGCGGCAGGCAGCGGGGGCCAACATCTCCATCGCGTTCCTGGTGAACTGAGGGGGATAGAACATGCCTGTTTCCTACCAGAATGTCCCGAGCGCCTACGAGGCCGAGCGTCTCAACGACGGGGTCGGGAACATCGTCACCGCCGCCGAGGCGGACGATGCCCACGACCACTCCACCGGGACGGGGTCTCCCCACACCGCAGCAGGGGTCGGGGCCGATGCCACCGGGACCGCTGCGGCAGGGGATGCCGCCCACCTGGGAGCGTTCACCCACGGCGACATCGCCACCAACTCCGCCGCACGTCACACGCAGGGGACCGACCAGGCGTTGGACACAGGCGGTGCGAACGAGGTCACCGCAGCCAACGCCAAGGACGCTGTCGACAAGAAGCACACGCGGTCGCACGCCCTCGACTCCGCGTCCGACCACTCCATCGGCTCCGGTGCCGAGGGACAGGTCATCGGCGTCTCCGGTGGAGCCCTCGGATGGGTCACCCCTGGTGGGGGCGGCGGCGGTGGGAACATCGAGGTGTGGGACTTTCCCTCCACGGGGACCAAGGACTGGAAGGCTGATGGTCCTGGCACGGAGGGGATCTGGGAAGGGACATCGCCATCAGGGAGCATGTCGGACTGGGATGTCCTGGAGTTCGACGGGGACGAGCTGGTGTTCCAGATCACCGCAGCGTCGGGCAACAAGGAGATCATCTTCTGGGGTGACATCAGCGCCGACTACTACGACCTGACGTACCTGACCACCCTCCAGGTGGGCATGACCCTGGAGTTCAGCTCCCTGGCCGCATCGGGGAACGTGCTGGTTCTTGGAGGGGTTTACAACAACGGGACGGTCAACGACTCCTGGTCTGTCTACGGCGGGTCGTCTGGTGGCAGTCTTGGTTTTGGTGGCCACTTCTACGCGACCAACACCATCACAGTCGTTTCCAAGAGCAGTAGCCTCAATGTCCCAGGGGATAGCATCATTCGTGGATTCGTCCGTGGGGACACCATCGAGGCGACGTGTGTGGGAAACGGCAGGGGTGAGACCGGAGGGACCACCAACATGGACCCCTGGTACGTGGAGAGCCCGACCATGAAGCTCCGTATCCGTATTTTCGTGGAGAACGGCAAGAGTGTCACCGGCAAGATCAAGAACCTGTGGGCCGGTCCGATGTACCCGCTGCCGTAAGGTGACGAGAGGAACACCATGATCCCCGACAGAACCGGAGCAGAGGTCAATGACCCCCGGCCTGTGAACCTCAAGACGTTCGCGGTCTTCGGGGAGGTATGCCTCGCCACAGGGACCGTGGTCCACGAGGTCCCCACGTCCCCGACGTTGGGCTCCGGGGCAGGAGTCCCGACCCACACCCGTCCTGACGGCTCCCTGTTCCTCCGTACCGACGGTGTGGCCGGGTCGACCCTCTACACGATGATCGCCGGAGTCTGGACACCCGTGGACTCCGGTGGGACCGCCGAGACCGCCAAGGCACTCGACGACCTCCTCGGCCACACCCTGACTGCCGAAGACGGAGAGTTGAACACCGCCGCCAGGCACGACCAGAACACCGACCAGTTCATCGATCAGGGTGGAGCCAACGAGACCACCGCTGCTGAGATCCGGGATGCCGCTGACAAGAGGCACGACCAGAACACCGAC